ATTAGTAAACGTAACAGGAGTAGGTTGAATAGTACCCTGCGTATCAAAATCTAATTTTAAACTTGCATCAAAGTTTACACTACCTTGGGGGTCGGTGTAAAGAAATAACTTATAAAATGTCTTACGTACTCGTGGGTCCTGCATAGATAAATGTGGGGTAGCAAAGGTAGTTTGAATATTTAAACCATCAAAGCTGTTTCCCGATTCCATCTGATAAAGATAGCCATCATCATTAGCAAAAATTACTAATTCTACGGCGGCATTATATTCACTAGCTACTGCACTTACACGAATACCCCGAGTTTCTGCAAAGCCTGTTCCTGCACTACCTTGTTCCGCATACTGTGTGGCTATTATGCCTTGTGAGTTTTCTTGTGTAAGTGTATCAGAAAATCCAAATATTCTATACTGTGATTTTTCCCGGACTACACAACTTGTAAAAGTTGAATTAGTAGCAATGAACTTAGTAAAGTTATTTTGAATAGGCTTTGAAATTGCAGCTAAGCCAAAGTCACCAATACGTTCTGTAGCACTTAAAAGTCTTAAGCCATCAATAGCAAGAAACATTATGTCTCCGCCAATCTCTTGGACTGTATCACTATCAAGACAACCAATGTCTTTAGTAATAGGCTGCATCTTAAAGTCTGAAAGAGTACTACCTGTCAGCTGTTGAATGTGTCGTTCCGTAAATATAATCAACTGATTACGAAAAACTGCTAGTCCGGTAATTACAGAGCCTACATTAATTGACCCTGCACCATCTCCTGATTCAAATGTGCTATCAATAAATGGCCCTGTAAATGATAGGGTAGACCCCTTACCAAAAAACAAAGCATTCTTATATTCAATTACGTGAGTTGCACCTAGTACACCGGAAGGAGCAGCAGGTAAAGCAACAAAATCTGTATCATCATAAAGTGCAGGAGGATTAAAGCCATCTACTATTGCTATTTTTTCTGTACCGTTAAAGTTGTATCTAGCAAATCTTGCTTTAACTGCATTTTCTGTAGCTACAGATATAAAAGTAACTACTGCATTATCAGCAGGATTACTAGCCAGTGCTGGATTAATTGCTAGAGTAGAACCACCCCCACCGGATACAGATGCATCAGCAGTTACAGTATATACAAGGTTAATACCTGCAATTTTAAATACGTCACCTGCTTGAGGTACTCCGGTAATACCATCTATTGCTAAAGAAGTACCCGATTGACTTGCTCCATTTACAAGTGTAGTACCATAGTCATATACATTTATCTTTGTAAAACCAGAACCCGATGTTTTAAATATATCAGCATTCTTAGCTACGATTGCTTTATTTTCCCAGATTGCAATACCTAATGCTTTATAGTTAGCTGTAGTACTTACAAAAGTAACAGCATCTGCATTTGAGGGATTAACTATCATTGTTTGAAGAATAGTAAGTGTTACTCTATTATTGGTAGCATCAAAAACTGCACCACTAACTGCAACACTATACCTAAAAGATAGTACTGCTCCATCTGCAGGTGCTGTTAGAAGAGCAGGAGATATAGTTAAAGTAGAGTCAGTTCCCGATAAAGCAGTTGCAGAACTTATTGTATGTACTACTGAAGAGCCTGCAATTGTAAACGTATCATTTGCGGAAGGACGAACATTTAACCCATCTACATTTAAACTTGTGCCAGTTTGACTTGCTCCATCTATTGCTCCACCGGCTAGCGCAAAAACGTCACCTGCTCCGGGACTAGTATGAATAGCACCAAGTATTAAAGTTTTACCACTCTGCCCATTACCGTGTACTACAGGAGCACTATATGGTGGAATGATAGCGTCATCATATTTAGAGTAGCCTTCGATACGCCTATAGCCACCCTCTACGGATGGTTCATAGTTACGAAGAATACGAGCAGAACCCGGAGCATTTACACCCTGTTGTAAAGGGCTTAAATTGGTTATTAAACCACCACGAAATTCTACTGGGTAAGTTTGCCATTTGTCCATTAACGTGGGAACCTTGCGCTGCCTCTATTACCCCCACCTGTATTCTGCGGGATTAAATAGGAGCGTAAATAAGAATAACGATTGATTAACATAGACCGCATACTTTTAATGCCATCTTCAAATTTCTCTTTTGCAACTAGTGCATCTTGTGTATTACCACGAAATAAATAAGCATAGTGCATAGCACCATCTACTATTACGTGCCTAAATCTTTCAGGAACTCCGGGAACATCATTGTGTAAAGCCATGTCTACAGGTACACTATAGTATTCATATACTATTGAGTATGCTTTATTAGGAACAGGAGTTACTATGTATTCAAGGGAAGGAGCATGTGACACACGTTGTGGGACACCTTGGCCTAAAGAAGTAGTAGTACTATTATACTCTTGGTCTACATACTTGTCAAGGTATTCTTCATAAACTATTATAGGAAGTTTGACTGTGCTATTTCCAAGAGTAGTATTTTCTTTAATTCTAAAAGTGTCAAAGTCAATTACTTTACAGTCTGTAGGAAAAGGATAACGGGTAACTCCTATAGAAAGTGTGTCTTCTTGCTCTACATGATTAAAGGGCCACTGATACTCTGATTGATTTATATAACGAATAGATGCTGATATGGCATCTTTTGCTTGCCCATAAAATCCTGTAGACGTAGCAAAGTTAGTTGAGGTAAGTTCAACTTCATTTAGTCGTCTATTGATATCATTTACTAGGCCAAGAAAGTTGTATGCCATATGTTTACTTCTCTCTAATTTTAATTTTAATTGTACGTTCTGCTACACTACTAGTGCTGTCAGTCATAGTACAACTAAATGTATACTCTCGATTGTTTACCCCACCTGCTAAATTAATAATAGCAACCGTAGAGGTATTTGACTGAGATGCATTTTGAATATTATCTGTTACTGCGCTACTTGAAGCAGTAGTCAAAGTTTGACCTGCGCCTAATGTAGTTTTAGCAATCGCATCTGTTTTTACACCCCATACTACTGAACTAATTGTTCTGGTGCCAAGGAAGCGTGACCAATCTACACTGTAATCTAGCGTTTCATCTTTATCTTTAATAGGCCAACGATTTGACATTAGTGTAACTCCGTTACATATACAGCATATTCAAAGAATACTTAATCTCTGCGTATATATACTGTTCTGTTTTGAAACTCTATAAGTACCACTCTGGTATCGGATGTCTTTGCAGGAGAAATAGCAATTCTTCGATTTTCAAAGGGTATATTAATTCTTCTTTCAGTTGTTGTAGTCATTAGGCTACCTATACTGAGTTGTAATTAGTAAAAAAGGGGGACAGTTAGTGTGAAACATAGCTGCCCCCCAATTTAGTTAAGCAAAGTCTCTCGCTGCTTCCAACGGTTCAACTCCACCTATGTCTGTGATATCCATACAGACGGCCCATATCCGCAGTTTACCTGCAGTAAGAGCACCTTCTGTTACGAATTTCAAGTCAATAGTATCGGCAGCAATAATAACTTGGATTTGCGCTGCTTCTGTTCCGGGAGTAATCCCATAAGTACCAGAAGCACCACCCACGATATCAAGGCCGTCAATGTACAAATCTACAGTACCACCTGTATAACCAAGGTCAACAGTAGCAGTACCAGAAGGAGAGGATTCAACAATTTCAATCCCAGAAGAAAGCACAACAGTACCTTTAGGTACGTTAAGCACTTGCTCTGTGTCTCCAGCAGCATAATCTGCACCATTAATGGCGATTTGCGCTTTGATGTCAAGTATGTTTTGTATTAGATACGGCTTGCGCCCACGGGCATCATTACCACGAGCAGGTGTATCTGCGACTACGTATGCGGTCATATTCTAACCCCCCTTACGCTAAGTGATACATGGCGTTAACAAGAGCTTCAGGACGAAGTATCTTGCGGCCATATAGATGCATACCACGAACAATGTCAGCAAAGCTGTCAGGGTCACGATATGTTTCTGTTTTGTTAATCTGCTCTGCAGTTGCAACAGCAGACGAGTGACCAGCAACAATTACACCAAAGTTAGCTGAACTGTTAGTTCCTGAGAAGGAAGCACCAGTACCAACTGAAGGTAGGTTGTTAGAAGCATACACTTTAAATCCGTGGATGTTGTCACTTACAACGCCGTTCTGTAGTCCGTTACCACCGAAGTCAGCATTAAATAGACGAGAGTCTTCGTCTTTCAATACTTCGATGAATACAGGGTCAAGAACAAGCCAGCGACCTTGCGAATCCACATTCTGCTGGTCTAGCTTACGAGCCATACGAGCAAGAACTTGAAGTGGGTTTGCGTCACCAGCAGCCGTTGGAGCAGCACCAGCACCAGTACGTGGCAGAATAGCAATAGCATCTGCGGCAGTACCACCGTTAAAATCAACAGCATCTAACTTCATGCTTGATAGTAACTCATCAGTACCTGCAGTAGATACAGCAACAGAACCATTAACGGTAGCGTTAACTGCACTTGCATTTGAACCGATAGCAGCTTGCTTATAACCAGCAAGATAACCAAGAACGTCTTGGTCAAACTGGTCAGCAATACGGTACGCAGCACGTTCACTTGCAAGTGATTGAAAGTTTACGTGGCTGTGTGCTTCTTCAATGTCATCTACTTTAAAAGCAAAGTAATTAGCTTTGTCGATAGTTAGATTGAAGTCTTCATCGTCAAGGTCTTGCGGTGTGATAGTAGTACCACGCTCGTAAGCCTTTACTGTGATTTCCGGTTCTTTAATAATCTTAACGGAATCTCCCATTGTAGCAATCTCACCAAAGTAATCATTATTGGTGATTGCCTCACAAACAGCGGCCTTGCGGAAAGCAAGCTGCACCTGTTTGCTGTAAATAACGGGCGAAAAATTACCGTTAGGAAGATTACCATAACCAGCTTGTGAATTAAAAGCCATCTTAGTTTCTCCTAGATTGGTATTTTTGTCCAGAATTGGACGGGTTATTTAACAGATGCAAACTCACCAGACTATATAGGAGGCTGAATCACTATGGGTGCGTTTTCTATTTAGTCGGCCAACCAAATATTTAACGGGCCATGTTTATCAGGTAATCCGTAAGACTGATATTGTTTGCGTACTGGGTATAAACATATTGCAATATACTTATACCCAAGTGTCTCTAGTTATACTTACGTATAACCATTTGTCAACACTTTTTATCTGGCGGAACCAGACATATCATAGACGAACTTTCCAGTGCGGATAGCTTCTATGATTTCATCAGACTTCTTCTCGTATTCTTGAGCAGACATCTTATGAACTTGAGACTCACGTAGGTATGTAGACGCTTCATTGTCTTGAGGCTTGCTACGGGAATTACGTGAGTTAACTGTTTTTGCTGCATCTTTGCCGTTAGAAGATTTACTAGTTGTAATATTCTTATCGGTTTTATACAGGTCAATTGCTCTTGCGGCAGACTTTGCATCATCATCATTTTCATATAAAGCATTCTGAACCCACTTAGGTTGTTCGTCTGCCCATGTGTGGAAGTCATCGCTATCACGAATGGTTCCATAATCAGGATGAATTTGCATAAGCTCTGCTTCAGCTTTATCTTTCTTAGCAGTGTACTGCATTTCATCTACTATTTTTATTCTACCTTCTAATGCTTTAGATTGTTCAGTAGCTTTTTTAATTGCAATAGTTTCAATGATTGCTGCTACGTCAGGGTATTCAAGGCTCCATTTTTCTAAATCTTCTTCTGACTTAGGAAGTTTAATTTCCTTACGAGTAGCACTGTCTAACTGTTTTTTAAGTGCGTCAAGTTCTGTTTGTAACCCTTGCTCTTTTTCTTGCGAATGTCTACGCAAGTCGCCATAACGCTTCTTAAATGTTTTTTCTTCTGCGGTAGTAGGCTCAGCTTCTTGTGGCTCTTCTTTAGTAGCTTCTTCTTTATCGGATTCTTCTACTTCACCACGTTGTTCTTTTAGTAGTTGCTCAAGTTCTGCTTCTTCTAGTTTACGCTTTTCTTCATTGCTATACTTACGAGTAGCGAATGCAACTTTTTTTGGTGACTTCATTTCTTCAGCCATAATAGCAGCTTCTGCCATTTTTATTCTCCTTTTGGGGCCACCGTAGCCGTGTGTGTGTGTGGGGGGTGGGTAGGCCATATGTCTAACAAATAGCGTGTTGTTAGTTCACGTTTCTTGAATTTATAGTATGGTTATCAAGTACCATCAGTTTCTGTTGTAGTTTCTTTTTCTACAGCTTCTTTAGGCTCAAAGTCAGGCACAAAAGTATTTACCTCTCCTCCTGCTTTTAGATGAGCAGTGTACTGTTCTTGAGCGACTAGAACTGGATTAGGTGCTCCGGTAGGAAGGTTTGTACCCTCAACAAACGAGTTTCTAGAAGCGGTTGCCAGAGATTTTAAGGCAGCGTTATTTTCATAAATCTCACCCATATAATCTGTTCTACTCATATCTGGATTATACCATTTTGCATTGTCGCCCTGTGCTAGAAACTCTTCATTTTGTTTTTGGAATGCAGGATTATTTTGGAACATAGTTTTAGCACTATCAAGTTCATAATCTAAATCACCCACACCTGAAGCACGGATGTCATCTTGAATATCATCCCAAGGAGTCTTAGGAGGTTGTTGACTTGCAATAAGTTTTTCATAGGGTACACCGCCCGATATAGCAGACATCATTTGTTTATAGGGTACAATTACTTCTTTAATTCTTTTCTCTCTTGTTTCTTTTTTAACCGTTGAAAGATTTTTCTTACCAGTTTCCATACCAAAAACACCCTTAAATAAAGAGTAGAGTGCTATTGCTGCTACAAAAGTAGGGGCTGCATAACCTATGCTCTGAGCACCCCCTATGTTTAGAGGATTAGCTCCTGCACCCGGTAAATTTGCATAAAAAGACTTAGCCGCAGCTTTTGAAGCTGCAGTCTCAAGACCTTTAGTTGCAGCAAGCTCCCCTAATTTTTCAGTAACAACACCTTTCACTGCTAAGGACCCATCCAGAGCCTTTGGTAGAAAACCCGGTATTGCCTTTGAAGCACCTGTCAGTGCAGCATATGCTGATTTTGCACCCGCTATAACTTTTGGGGCTACTTTATATGCTGTGTATGCTGTTGCAGCAGCACCTGCAAGGTCAGTTGCAGTAGACCCTGTACCACCCCTACCACCAGTATATGTTCTTGTTGTAGTTGAAGGAGTTGCGGTAGGTGTTCCTGTTTGCCCTGCAGCATTTAATTCTTCTCGTCTAACAGTTCCCGGCATTAATTCTTTAAAAGAATATTGTGCAGGCTGAGTTGTAGCAACTTGTTGAGGCAGAAGAAAAGAAGGAGTTGTAGTTGTTGGTAAAGGAACTACCGGTGCTACTGGTGCTACTGGAGATACAATAGGTTGTGAGGCAGAATTAGTAAATGCGGAAGGCATAGTGTATGTATTTGTTACTTGTGGAGCTACAGGTTGAACTACTCCATAAGGTTGTTGTTGGGGAACTAAGCCACCTACATTCATTTCAAGTTCGTTTGATACAGAGTCCTCGCCCATTTCAAGGTCTTCTACATTAAAGGGCATGCCATCAGGTAATACAGCCTCTTCGGAATTTCCCATTTGTCCCATGTCTTCCATACGAGACAAGCCTGCCTTTGCCTCATCACGAAGCCTCATAATTTTATCTAGTCCATGATATCGAACTACATCAGCCGGTAATACAAACTCACCTTCACTTAGTTGTGCAGGAATATCATCACGTACTTCTTCTTTTAAAGAGCCTACAGGAACATCATTGCCGGACGCTTCGTCAATAGTACCGCCTTCATCTGAAAGACCACCGCCTTCAAACATTTCCATTTGTTTAATCATTCCGCCCTCATTCATTTTTGGTTTGAGTTGCTCTAAAATACTAGCAGCTTCTTTTGCAGATATATCTTTCATATTTTTGTGTATTTTCTTATCAAACTCTCTAAGTTTTTCATGTGTAGGTGCTGTAGGATAATTTAGTCCGCTGTCTACCGCACGTGCTACTGCTTCTTCTTCGTTTACGATTTTTCTATCATACACAGAAGGAATTAAAGTAGGAACTCTTTCTCCTTCTTTATTAAGCATATCAACTTGCCTAGTATAAACAGTAGAAATACTACCGTCTTCATTACGAACAGCTGTACCATTCGCTAAATTATTAAAATGATGTTTTGTTATTTCGTCATTACTGTAAGCCGGATTTGCTTGATTATCCATTTTTATTCACTTCATCACGTAATAATTTAAGTTTGTGTAAGATTGCAATAGAACCCTGTGCTCTATGCAAGATAACAGTATTGTCTGCTTGTTCTAATACTTTATGTTGTTGCTTAATAGCAGCATCAATATACTTACTGAATGCTTCCCATTGGTGGCTGTTGTTCACCAGAGGCTTGAGGTTGCTGAGTATTTGCTTGTCCACCATTACCACTAAATCCTTGTTCACCCGGTACAGGAGCTTGTCCTACGCCTATGTTTCCGCCACCTGCTCCGCTAGTATCCATAGCATCTACGCCTGCAGGAGCACCTTGTTGTTGAGGTTGTTGAGCTTGTTGTTCTGCTTGGAAACCTTTAAGAATTTCCGCCTGCAAAGCAGCATCACTCATATTGTTTGTTACTTTATCTGGGTCAAGGTCCATAGACTTTGCAATCTCACGAATGATATAAGGAAACTTTGCAAAGGGAGCAAGAGCAGGACTGCTTGCTGTTTGTAGAAATTGCATGAGCCTTTGACTGCGAACTTCATTTGCCATAAGACTTTCTGTACCACGAGCTTTAACTTCAAGGTCACCCTTAATGGTGGGGTCAAAATCAAACTGCATATTAAAACGGAAGAAACCTTCACCCAGTGGACGTAAAAGATAGTCGTCTACATTCTTAATAACATTCTTAATGCTACCGCTTGCAGCATTCATTAGCATACTAATTCCACTTGCAGTACGGCCTACTCCAGATACTCCTGTTTGACCATGGGCAAATGAAGGTAGTCCAGTACTCTCATCAGAAAGCTGCCTAGCCTTATCAAACATCATCATGTTTTCACTAGATACGTTAGGATACTTAGTTCCAAAAATTGCCTGTCCGGGTGCTCCACCTTGTCTGCGGAATACTTTACCCGGATATACAGATAAGTCTTGTCCCGGAGCTAAGTTAGTTTCGTCAACTTCAATAAGTAAGTTACCAGATAGTACAGCATTATCTACAGCCATACGCATAAAACCATTCATTAAGGTTTGTGTATCTTCCATATTTTCAGCAATACCAATACCAAAGAAAGAGTATGGATTTAATTCATATGGTGCAGCAGAGTAAGGAATTTTAGCAGGTTTAAATGGGTTAAGTACCATTCTAATTAATTTGCCGTTACATACCCATACGTTTGCCTGCAACTCATCAAAGTCTTGTAGTTCTTTTGGTATGTCTACGCCTTGCTCATCTAGCATGTCAGTATCAACCATGCCCCAATATTCAAGAACTTCAAATCTATCTACGTCATGTGAGGGTGCATAGTCAGCTAAGTCATCTTCCCAATATTTTTTAGTATAGTTTTCACCTATCCTAATACACTCGTCAATAACTTGCTCACGAAAGTATGGTCGTCTTTTAAGGTTACGTAACTGTGTGCGTGACATTTTATGACGTTCAATTATATACTGAACTTCGTCCATATTATTTGCATCAGGGTCAGGATAAAAATCCCAAACAGATACATGAGAAACCTGTGGAACAGTTTTAAAGGTAGGTGTATATTCTCCTTCATCATTCCAATTAGGATACTCTTTGTCTGCAGCAAAAGGACCTTTCATAATTCCTGTACCAAATAGTGCCATTTCAAATGCACTACTGCGTAAGTTTTTATTAGCACCAGACTCATCAAGTTGGTCATGGATTTTCTTTTGCATCTTCTTAGCCGCAACCATTGCAGGGCTAAACTCAACAGAACTAGGAGTAGATGCAGGACCTTCTTTTAACCTATCTTCTACAGGACTTAATTTATCTTTTAAAGGACCTAATTTTTCCTGTAGTGTAAGTGTAGTAGAGCCTGCTAAAAACTCCTTGTCATCGCCCCGAAATCCGTAAGGACTTTCTGGAACATCTTCTTTAGGTTTATTCTGCTCAGGCTGTTCCTGCATATCAAAATGTACATCTGCAACTACGCCTTCAGGTAATTCCGTAGGTTCAATAGAAAGAGGAAACTTATTATTAGCAAACAGTACATCTACAATTTGTCCATAAGCAGCTAGTGTTTTTGTTTTAGTTACCTTAATAAATACACGAGACTTTTCTACTTCAGTAAATTTAACATCTGGGCCGTATAAACCACGATAGTTACGATAAGAACTTAACCAACGGTCTTCATCTTGTTGTCTATAGTCTTCCGCCTTTTGGTAACGGTCCATAATGTACGGGATAATTTTTGCAACATCAACATCTTCCACTGTAGTATCTTCTACATCTTCCAGTGCAATTGCATTGTCTTCCATTATAATTTCGTCTTGTGCCATGTTTTAGTATCCAAAAGTTGTATCAGCTACGTTTTGCTGGTTAGGTCGAGACATAGGGTCATAGTCAAATAAAGAAAATCTTGGGCGTGACATTATACCATACCTTAAGGCATCATACAAGTGGTCTTCTGCGTGAGTGTCTATATCTTCAGAGTTTTTCTTATCTATAGGCAACGCAGGTAACTGAGAAATAATATTAGAACAGGTGTTAAAGAAAACAAGTCTAGGCTCGTTAGTATATTCATCCACTTGTAAACGTCTATGTATTTCATTTTTACCTGCTACTCTGCTACCTTTACTTCTATCAGAGGGCCTCCAACGACACCCTCGCTGTATCATCTGTTCAGCTAAGCTAGGACCAGTATCACCACGCTTATGCCACAGAGAACTGTCGAGAACGCCGTATTTAATATTGCCATCGCCTGCTTCTAGGTCTTGAATTTGGTCAGCTAAATCGGTTGCTAATACTTTAGTTACATATAGCTCACGATAAACAACTAATTGTTCTGCTGGCGTTATGGCAATCCAAACAACGCCGCTCCAACTACCGTAACCATAGTCACATGCTCTAAACTTAACCCAGTTAGAAGGAATTTTAAAAGGTTCAACTACGTGAATGTCACGATTAAACTCAGTAAAAGCAGCACCTTCTTTAATATCCCAATCACCTTCTAGCAACTGCCTTCGTTGTTGCTCAGGTAGGGATAGTAGCATTGCTTCGTAATCACCACCCTCAGAAAGATATGGATTATCTGAAAGTCTTGCAGGTATAAATCTACGTTTGAATAACGGCTTACCTGCTTTAGCGTGACCTGCCGGATATCTTAATACTTCTGCTGTATCTGTATCCGTAGCATCAAATGATTTATCGTAGGGTGATGGGTCAATAAATGTTTTCTTAACCCAAGAGTGTCCCCTACCTCCGGGGTTAGTAGTAGCCCGCATAAAGATAGGCAAATCAGGTGCAGTGGACCGGAGACGACTTCGCATGTAGTTCCATGCGTAAGAGCTTGACCACTGAGTCAATTCGTCAAAGCCTATCCAGCTAAATGCCAGACCCTGATAGCGCAGGACATCGTCATCTCTATCGAGGTATGACATCCACAACCTCGCCCCAGAAGGCGCAGTCCACTGCATCTTTCGCTCTGACCACTTGATACCGGGCCATATCTTCGGATACAACTCTTGTGACTTGAAGATAAGTTCACGAAGTTCCTCTGTTGTATGCCGAAGAAGTAATCCACTAAATTGTGGATGGCCCATGTAACGCAAGGGGTCAGCCAGCATCGCATAACTTTTACCACCGCCAGCACTTCCACCGTATAGAACTTCTCGTTCACTTGCCGCTAGAAAGGCTGTCTGTGGTCCGGGGTTTGGTTTAAATAATATATTTGCTGTCGCTTCGATATCTGCAGTTTCATATTCAATCTCTGCAATTACGACTTTAGGCAGTTGTTTCTTTTGCACCCGTTCTTTTTTCTTCAAGGACTTGCGCTTTGGTGATTGCCGCTTCCGCATACTTTGCCCACTGGCGGAGGCTTTTAGCTTTGTTCTTACGCTGTCTTTCATTCTGTAACCGTTTCCTTAATCCTACATGTGAAATATATCTATCTGTATTGGTGCTTATCCAATTAGATACTTCACGGTAAGAATACTGATTTATATAATCCCTTGCCTTTTCAAGCAAGTCAAGTTCTGTAGGGATGGGGTCTAGAATTCGAGAGTCTTCTTCATTAACTTTATAGCCAAATGGTACAGTACGTGCAATGCGGGGGATTTGCACCCATTCGTTTTCTTCTTTAATATCTGTTGGTTGTGGCAGATTCCACTTACCTATACTCTTACTCATCGGTTTCCACGAAAGCTTTAGGCGGCATAAGCATAACTCCGCCTGATGCTTCTACCTGTACCTTGTCTGTCTTTACAAGTCCTGTACGGTCTAACAATTCTTTTGCAGCAGAGAGTTTATCACGTATACCTAATTGAGTTGGTTCAAATAAACCGCCTACCATAGCCATTGCAGCTTTAGGTGCGTTACGAGCCATGTATAATTGTGTAGCTTCCATTAACTCATCTTTAATACCTTTGACAATATCAGAAGTACTTGTAGCATCTGAATAACCTGCAAGTTTCTTTGCTGTTATAATGTCTCCACCTGCTTCGTCAAAAAGAACTGAAAGTAATTTCTCTTGTTTTTCACTTAGTTGTCTTGCCATTATATCATCTCAAAATGTGGGGCATCAATAAAAGGTCTACGTTCTTGTGAACGGCGAAGGTCAATATACGCATTCATTGCAGTTTCTGCAGTGCCTGAATATTTTCTAATGTCGCCTTCACTCCATGCGGCTCCCCACTTTATAGCCACACCTTTATTCCTAGCAGCTTCTGCCATTGCATCACAAATATCATCATAAACATTTAGTTCCCAAGAAATGCTAGAGCCAAAGTAAGCTACAAGGTCTACTGCATTTCCGGTAAGGTGTTTTGATTTCATTGTTTGTGAACGTCCTTCTTTTACTAAACGCTCTTGTTCTTCTATTGTACGTAATCCGTAGGTAACACCAAAATCTACTTTAGTTAATTTAATAGCTTCTTTAACTACTTCAACTAAATCTTGATTAACTCCTTCGAGTTTCTGTAAACTTCTTGAGCTTAAACTAAAAGCCATATTGTATTTCCTTGATTAATTAATGGTGATGCAAAATAGTCAGTGCGAAACCTAGCTACTTTTTTATCAAGACTTGGGTCATTATTTACCAAAGAATTTTGTAGCACTACGGACACCAAAACTAGCAGCGACAATAACACCAAGAGTATACTGATACCACTCTGGCATTGTCTGAAGTGCCAAAAAACCACTTGCAACAATTTCTCTACCCCACGAACCTGTAAACACTAAAATAAGAGGAATAGAAAATAAAACAGTTAGCCACTCATCTTTCCAACTATCTTGTGAGCCATGGGCCATAACCTTTTCCCAATCAGCTTCACTAGTAGCACGAGACACCATAATCGTTGCTTCGGCTTCTGCTCTAGCAATTTTAACTTTGGTTTCAGCTGCTCGTTGTTCTGCCTTACCCTTAAACCACGTACCTGCTAAATTAGCAATAGGTCCAATTAACATGTTTATCATTATACACCCCGTCTAAATTTTGCTGTCTTCTTAGCTATACTTGTTGGTTGCTTAACAAACTGTTTTCCTTGGGCAGTGCCTTTACGCTTAGCCTTAGTTGTAGCAGAATATTCAGCACTTGTCAAGGACTTTATAGCTTTAGCAGGTAAATAGCGTTCACCCGTAGCTGTCTTGCCTTGTGTTGATGGCTTACCAGATTTAGTACGCCAGTCTTCGTTTGACCATTTGTTTAAAGACTTCTGAGATTTTGAAAGGGGCATTACTTATAACCCCCGCCCTTAGCTTTGTATTGCTTAGCAAGCATCTGAGCCTTACGTGCAGACCACTGTCCTGCTTTACCTCCACTAGTCCCAGCCTTTATTCTATTAAACAAATTTTTACGCATAGTAGGCTTAGTATAGTTACCCGCTGCGTTAACTGTAGATTTCTTTTTGGTAGGTTTCTTACGCTTAGCTGTAGTTGCCATTGTTTTACCTGTCTTTCCAATACCCTATTCCATAATCGTGGAATATTTCTTCGCCCTGTTTTATTTTGTCCAAGGCAAAGAAGCGAACAAAGCGATAATCCGTTTCTTTAATTTCCCACTCTGCGTTCGGACTTTCCCTGTGATTATAGACCATAGCATAGCCAAGCGGGATAAGATATTCCTTACTGTCGTGGTTAGGTGACTCAAACATGTAGTCATGTAAGACCGAATTTTTCCCCATGTCTTCGTCATCTGTGACAAGATAAGGGCATACCTCAATCGTATCTCCCGCCGAATAGTCTTTATCCGCAAAGACACCATGTCCATGTATTTCTGAATTATCAACATACGGCACTACCTTTTTTTCTTAGCCATTCCGCCACGCATCATTTTCTTTTTAGCAGCCTTAACCATTCCACCGCCACGCATCGTTTTCTTGGCTACGCCACCACGCATCATCTTCTTCTTAGCAGCTTTGACCATTCCACCCCCACGCATTTTCTTCTTAGCAGCTTTAGGTTTTCTTTTCTGTACTGTTTTCTCAGAAGCTTTAGATTCAGGATAAGTAGAGTTACCAGTTTTAGAATTCTTTAACTTTCCCAAAGCACCTGCCTGTATTATTTCTAGTATTGTCATATCTTTTAGCTGCTTAGTATTAACCATGCCGCCTCCACGCATTTTCTTTTTGGCAGCTTTAACCATACCGCCCCCACGCAATTTTTTCTTAGCAGCTTTAACCATGCCGCCTCCACGCATCTTCTTTTTAGCAGCCTTGACCATTCCGCCTCCACGCATCTTCTTTTTTTCTAACACAGTCTTTAATGTTGTAGCTTGACCTGCATGAAGCTTAGACGCTTTCTTTAGTCCCGCTATAACTTTGTTAATTTTTTTTTTCATTACGTAACTTCCTTCTTTCTGTAACTAAACTATTATAAACATCATCAGGAAAGTGTTTGTAATATCCTGACTTTTCTAAACTCAATGAAGCATCATCAAGTAACGACAACTTCTGTACAAACACCATACAGTATTCTAAATTTATATCTGACACACCATCGTCTACTAAAAATTCTAACCCGGCTTCTTCTGCATCATACTCTGGATGAAACACCATTAAGTGTCTATCTATGTTAGCCGTAGCTAATGCCTCATTCATACCATCACAAAACCCATCTAAGTATTCTACGTCAGGTAATTCTGTACTAGCCCATATTACCATTTCATACTTATGAGAATCAAATTGATTAACTTCTTTAACTAGTCCATCAAATCCTGTATCAATACTAAATGCTATTTTATTTTCTAACCATGCCTGCTTTGCATAAGGACAAGGAGCCAAACCATTTAATTTTGCCTGTGGTATTTCAAGAAACTCATGGGACCACTTACGTATATCTTGCTCAATAGGATGCACAGCTAAACGTCAAAGCCCATTTTACGAACAGCTTCTTTTCCTTCAGTAGATTTAGCTAAGTTCTTTAAACCCTTGTTTGGTAGCTTATCTGTTACAGAACCACCCGCAGCGTACATGTGTTCTTTGCCATTGGCTTTACCGCCGGGCTTCATACCCTTTTTCATTTTATCTACTTTGCTCTTAGGCATAGTTCCGATACCAATAGAGATAACAGTTACGTCATCTTTACTTTTCTTCTTAACATTACCACCTTTGTTTGCTTTCATAGGTTTAGGAGCAGGTGCGGATTCACCACGGCTAGATATTTCTGCACGTACTCTTCTTTTCATTGTTTCTGAAAGACCACTATTAGTTACTAACATAGCCCGTAAAGCAGAAGTAGGTGCGGTTTTTACGGAGTTGTATTTCTTTGTTCTGTCTTTAGGTGAAATCATTCCTGCTGTTCTTATTGCCATTTAGTATTCCTTTATTGTAACGGGTTATTGACTGCTTCAGTATCCTGTGTGTACACTTTTATTCCTTTATCTTTACCCTTGACGGATATTTCATTCACATACTTTAATCTGCAATTTGTGTTTTTTGCGGTAGTGCTGCCTATAAGTAGGTTAACCTTATACTCTTTGGTGGCAGATTCAAGCCGTGCAGCAGTATTTACAGCATCGCCTATCGCTGTGTAATCAAACCTCGTTGCGCTACCCATGTTGCCAATAACAGCATCTCCACTGTGTATTCCTATACCAATAGCAATCTCTGGCAGCCCTTCTACAACAAACTCTTTGTTTAACACTTCCATGTTTTCCTGTATATCCAACGCTGTTTGTACCGCTCTCGTCTCATGTTCGTCTTGGTCTAGTGGTGCGTTAAAAATAGCCATCATAGCATCACCAATGTACTTATCAACCATGCCGCCATTCTTTTGTACTGCGGTCTGTTGCGCTGTCAAGGCTTTATTCATTATGTAAGTAACCTGCTCAGGTGGCAATGTTTCAGACATATTTGTAAAACCTCGGACATCCGTAAATAAAAAAGTTGCATATCTTTTCTCACCACCAAGAACCAACAATTCGGGGTTTTCTTGTAATTGCTTGACCTGTCTGGGGTCTAGATAATGCTCAAATTGTTTTTTAATTTGTTGTCTTAATTTGAACTGCTGCCTAAATCTCAGATAAAAAGCTATTGTCGCTGTAATAAACTGACTGACCATTGTCCAAGTCACATCTATAAGAATACCCTGCTGTACAAGATAAACCCCTAGGAAGGCTGTCAGAAACATAATCGCCCCTGCTGACATAAGTCCCCATGTAATGCCGAACACATGCAGTAGTAGCCATGTGAGAGAGACGGTAGCTATAAATATACCTAACTCTGCTGCTAGTGCATAATCTGGTATGTAAGGACTATTAGGAACGAGCATAGATTCAGCTAAAGCAGCTTGTATATAATGAGGTTCTACTAAACCAACGGGCGTTGCAATTTGAGGCATGACCCCGTTCGCAGTTACACCTATGAACACATACTTGTCTTTGACATCCATTTCAGCAAGTGTGGTTTCACTGGTCTTTACCCAACTAATCCATTTACGCCCAAAGCTATCGGTCTTGACAGGTGGCAATCCTCGCACTGCAATTTCTTGTATGCCATTTTCATTTGTAGTTATTATGTAGCTTCTAGCTCCAGTTATTGCTTTTAGAACTTGCGTACCAAATGATGCCACCCATCCGTTTGGAGTTCTGAGTAGTAGCGGTATTCTTCTTACTAGGTTATCCACCTCAGTAGGGGCTACCGCAATCCCTTGTAGGCTGCTTGAAGCTAGGACTTCTATGTTAGATTTTACACCGGTAGTAAACACACCGCCAATATCATCGCCCTTCACAACTGTTCCTGTCGGTGCAGGGTATATCCCCTTACCGTTTTCAAACATCGCTATCACACTTGGTGAGGTTATTAATTGTTGTGCAAACTCTATATCGCCACCAAATCTATCTTCTTGTGGGAAGGACATAACCCATCCAACGCCTATCGCACCGTTCTCTAGTATGGTCTTATGTATTTCAGCAAGCCTATTACGAGGAAAAGGATAACCACCCTCATTTTCTACATCGTCTTCCGTAATATTTAATATTGTAAAGTTGTTACTAGCAGGAGGCGTATAGACTAAGGCATCAAATGTTCTTAGCTTCAACACCTCAGTCGGGGTGCTTTGCATTATCATAGGAATACTTAACACTGCCAATATAAGAATAATGTACTTTTTCATCAGCTTCCCTGATTAACTACTATTGTACTGCTGCTGCCTCCATTTACTGTGACTGTTCTATTGATACCGTCCTGTACAAAAATTATAGTATAGCTGCCTGACTTTGGAATATCAACTTTGGCAAAATTGCTGACATTTCTTTGCATAGTTAATGTTTCCCCAGTTATCAAACTAACTATTTGTGTATCTTTATCTTGTCCAAAAGAAGTGCCGACCAACTTAGTTGTACCCGAATCAACTAAAGAGTCCTCTTGTTCCTCACCAGCTAGTGCATCTAAAACATTCAGCACGTCTTCTAAAAAATTAACATCTAAATAGTTTATATCTAACTCTGTAAATTCTAATTCATCTTCAGCGAGGTAATCTTCTTGCAAATAATCTATATCAAGACCGTTAAAATCTAATATGTTTGCAGTTTGTGTTACTCGCTCTTCTGTTATCTCTACCTCTTCTCTAGGAGGGGAAACAATTAACATATTATCTATCATATCTAGTGACAAATCCAGTATTACAGGACTACTAGGGGCTGATTCAAATACAGATACTGTGGTGGCTTGAAATGGCTTGTTTAGTAAAACACTTCCCATACCTGTAACAACCTCTATTTCGCCACTTGATAAACCAAACTTGTCTGGCAATAAAATAATTAGGCTGCGTCCTAATTCGTCTACTGTTGCAGTAAAGTCAGTACCTCGTATAGCAATATTAGCAGTGGGTGTTCGCAACTTTATATTCTGTTTAGATATACGATTGAGGTTGCCAGTTATAAATCTAGCTGTTCCCAAACCAAATGTAAGAGCCATCTTAGATTTTGTGGGGTCCGGGTCGTAAATATATTCATCTATATATAATTGCGAATGCTCTGTAAGTCTAACCGTGCTGTCATCTAGAAATGTAATAGCCATCCTACCATCAGTAGTAACAGCCTC